GCTAACTTAAACAACAGACAGCAAGCACAAGCACAACAAGCACAGGCGTTCCTGCAGATGGACATGGCTAACTTAGACAACGAACAACAAGCTGTTATGTTTGAAGCACAATCATTAGTACAAAGTGTGTTCTCTGATCAAGCTGCAGAAAATGCACAGCTACAGTTTAACGCTGAGAGTATCAACCAAGTTAACCAGTTCTTTGATAGTTTGTCTACACAAGTTAATCAGTTTAATATAGCACAAAGCAACGCTATGGAGCAGTTTAATGCAGGTGAAGAAAACTCTATGGCTAAGTTTCAAGCTGAACTAGACAATCAGCGTGATTTATTTAACTCACAGAACGAACTGGTAATAGCACAGGCTAACACAGCGTGGAGACAATCTATAGCTACAGCTAATACGGCTGCACTAAACGAAGCTAACATGGCAGAGGTCATGGCTGCTAACGGCATGTCTATGCAAGGCTTGGCTGAGTTGTGGCAACAAGAGCGTGACTTAATGAACTTTGCGTGGACTACTGCAGAGAACGCTATGACTAGAGATCAAGAGTTAGTTATAGCTAAATTAAAAGAGGATGGTGACGCCGACACTGCTTTTATGTCTTCAGCAGGTAATTTCTTGTCAGCAGTAGTAGGTGCTTTTGCTCCTACATTTGGAAGAACAACTACCACTACAACAATAGCAGCAGCAACAGGTGCAGAATAACTAAGGGAATAGCTTATGGCTAACTCACTAGATCAAATAATTCGAAACTTTTTTAATCGCATAACTGGCGGTGATGACGAAGAAACCGTTGCAGAAACAAGGGCAGATCAAGGAGGTCTTATGGCTCCTCGTGTTGTGCGTCCAAGAGTAAGACCAGAAGATGTAGAACCTATAGGTGGTGCAATCACAGGTGCAGCTAGTACAGGAAATATAGCTTTAAAAAGATTTGTAGATGGACTAAACGAAGCTACAAAGATAGATGTTTCCCTGCGTCCACGAGCACGTCCTTTAGAAAATACTTTAATAGATGCAAACTTATCAGCAGATACATTACAGCTTAAACACAATATGCCTTTGTATAAGTTTCAACAAGAAAACGAAACAGGGTCTGACGATGGTTCAACAATAAAACTGTTTTCTGCGCCTACATCAGATGCGGCTATAGATGAGATTGAAGCAAAAACTTCTACAATCTTTAACAAAATAAAAGAAAAAGTTAAGGCTGATAGAAGAGGAATAGAAGCTTTAGACCCAGCTACTTCAGCTATGGCTTTAGGAGTAATACCTGTAAAAGGTAAAAGTTATACACCCACCATAAAAGATGCTCAAATTATGTTAGATTCTGCAGGATATAATGTAGGTAAGATAGATGGTATTGATGGACCGTTGACTCAAGCTGCTGTAAAAGCGTTTCAAAAAGATGCAGGTTTTACAGGAAGAGATGTTGATGGTAAGTTTGGCCCCAAAACACTTGCAGCATTTATACAAAAAAATCCACAAATAACTAAAGAAGAGTTACCTAGTAAACCTTTATCTGAGCCTCTTGTAAAAAGACAAGAAACAGACACTATTAAAGTAACTAAAGCAATTACGAGGTTTCCTTATTTAAATAAAATAATTGATAATAAATATATAGATTTGGCAACATCTACGCCAGCTAAACTATTAATGAAAAATATAATGGGCTTAGACAGAAATATGTTAATGGGTAACACGCCTATACCCATAACGGAAACATCTTTTAAAGAAGACGAGTTGCAACACTTTAGAAATATGTGGAATAAATATGGTGCAGGATTAATAACAAAAGGACAGCAAATAGATAGCGTAAATGACGCTATGAATATAATAACAGGTAAAGATAAAGCACCATATGGTTTACCTGCAGATATTAGAGCGTATTATTCTGTAGGAGATACAAATTTATATCAAGATGAAAATGGAGATGTAATATTAAAAGATATATATGACTATAATCTGTACACTGATTACACTGCAGACCCAATAATAAATCCAGACACAGGTGAAAAAGAATATCCTAGATTAAAAACAGAAGAGTTTGAAGCACCAGAGTTAGGATTTTCTACAGCTAAAGGTATAAAAGATACACTACAAGCATTTACTAGTGGCAAGATAGGTTTTCTATCAGCCGCACACAATCTAGGTTTTTTATTGGGTAGTAGAGATTATCAAGATCCTGAGAAAGATCAAGGAACACCTATGTTAATTAATCTTGGTAATCCTGAAACATGGGATGAAGAGGGAAAACCAAAAGCTTCAGAAGATATAGATATTATGGGGCTTCCTAAAGGAGAGGGTTTAATGACAAAGCCCAAATCTAGGCCAGAAGATTTAGAACCTATAGAACCTGAAGATAGTGTAAAAATAGGAAATCTAGAAATATTGATGAAAGATAGAACGCAAATACCTGCAGAAGGCAAATTAAAAATTTCTCTTGATTTTAATTCTTTTGCTGGTGGAAAAGGTGTTGAAATAATAATTCCAGATGATGCTTCCTCAGAAGTAATAGCTGCTGCTAAAAAATATGTTGCAGGAGTAAAAGATTTTTTTGATGCAAATGGTTATGGTAATTATAAAATAAGAGATGGTGGTAAGTATGGTTCAGGTATTTATACTACATCTGAAAATAAAAAAAGACGTGACAGTAATTTAGGAGGAGTATCAAATACTATTCATACAGAACCTTTCTTTCATCAAGACGCTAAAGCAGAGAAAATCGTAGATGAAAACTTTGAAAGTTTTGCTAAGTTGCATTTAGATGCATTTGGTGATTTATCTGCAAGGATGATTATACCTCACGGCGCAAAAGGTAATCCTGTGGGTGCTTCCTCTAAAACTTTTGGAAATGAATATGAGTACGGTAAACGTATGATAGATACTCTAATGAGGTCTTAACTAATGCTAGGCTTACCACTAGAACTTATAACTATGCTCTTCTCTACCTTGCTAGGTGGAGTGATGTCTATCTGGGGTCAAAGCATGAAGAACCGCCAAGAGCAAAACAAGATGATGCTTCAGACTGCACAGTTTAGAGCAGATCAAGTTAACACAGCAAGAGAGGCAGGTAAGAACGACAGTCACTTTGCTTGGACACGTAGGCTTATAGCTTTGGCTGCTGTGTTTAGCATCATAGTACTACCAAAGTTAGTAGCTGTGTTCTATCCTGAAGTAGGCGTATATGTAGGATACACAGAGGCAACAGGTGGAGTTTGGAACTGGTTGTTTGGACCAGACGAAGCAATTAAGTGGAAGATGGCACAAGGCTTTGTGATAACGCCACTAGACACACATATAGTATCAGCGATTGTAGGGCTGTACTTTGGTGCAGGATTTACTAAGTAGGAAAATGAAATGGCAGCATCTGTATTTAATGGTTCACTACCTGGAAACTCTTTAACGACACACGCTACAGGTGATCGTCCTTGGGAACGTCCACCACAACTTAATAGTGTTGAGGAGTCTCTAGGTTTTTATATGACACAGCTTTCAGATCAAGACACACTAGATGACCTACTAGTTGCTATACAGTCAGGTGTTCCTATTAAACCTTTAGTAGAGGCTCTTTATACATCCAGTGTTATGAAGGGTGTGCATAGTTTAGACGTAGGTTTACTGATTGCTCCAGCGCTCATGGAATACTTTGCTGCTGTAGCAGATAGCTACGATATAGAGTATAAGTTTTCTAATCGTGATCCTAAGAAAGAGATGCTACAAAAAGAACGTGCAAGAGTTACCATGCTACTTGATGCAGCTATAAACAGAGCAGAAGAGCAAGACACGGTAGACGAAGGCACAGAGTTACTTAGAGACATGGCAGAGTACACTAGAAGTGATATGTCTAGAGCAGAGGCAGCAGATGTTGCACCTGAAGAAAATATAGAAGAAACTGAACCAGAAGCAGATGTGCCTATGGATGAACCTGTAGAAGTAGAGCAAAATCCAGATATGGATCAAGCACCACAACCACAACAAGAAGAAGAAGTACCACCAAAGCAGCCAATGCAAGGTGGTGGTCTAATGGCAAGAGGATAAACTACTATGGCTAATTGGAAAGCTTTTGCTGCAGGGTTTTTGTCTGACCAAGCAAGTCAAATTAACGAGCGTGTTGCACGAGCACAAGAATACGAAGATAAACAGAGAGAAGAGTTTGAGCGTAGTAAAGCTACCTTTAAAAAAAGGCTAGGCGTAGTTAACAACACTCTCATGCCTACTGTTAGTAATTTAAAAAGACTAGGTGCTACAGATATGCAAATTAGGGCTGCAGTAGCTAATGGACCAGAGACTATAATGGAGTTTTACGACACATTGGACACTGCAGCTAAAGGTATGAATAAAGACAGGTTGACTGTATCAGAGATAGATGCACTTGTTGATATGCCAGAAACTTTTGTAGGCAGAGATGATTTATCGTTACACGAATTTATTGCACAGACATATGGTTTAACTAAGCCTGACATAGGAAGCACTAAAGACCCTAACAGAAGTTTCTTATCTAGAGCACTAGGTTTAAACTTACAAGATCAGGTACGTGCTAACTTAGATAGAGAGGCTCGTTACAATGGTTACTCTATAATGGACTTAAACGAGTTAGCTGCAGAAGATGCTTACAATAGTCTAGTGCCTAACACATATTTTAGACTTACGCCAGGTAAAACTTATAGTGCGCCTGACGTGCTTGATGATTTTAATAGAGCTATTGCAGTAACAAGAAGACAAGTGCAGGATGATGAAGCGTATAAAGATTTAAAGATAAAAGACGCTGATGCAGCAGCAAATATGATGGAAAACTCTTTATATCCTATTATAGAGGCATACACTAGAGATTACGGCATAAACTTTTTAAACGATAAAAAGTTATACGGTTTAGAAACCCTTCTTCCAAACAGATTTAAAGAGCTAAGAACTGTACTACCTGACGTAGAAACTGCAAACGCGATAATAACTGAGTCACTAGGAGATGGTGGTGCAACTGCATCAGCCCCTTACGTAGGTGAAGATGGAAAAACCAAACTTGCTACTTTTACTATGGATATAGATGGTAATGTTGTGTCAGGTAAAATAGGAAATCAATCTTTGATGCCTGAAGACGCAGATAAAGTATTTAGAGATTTAGTGGCTGGCGGTTATATAAAAGATGTTAGTTTTTCTAAAGGTGTAGAGGGTTCTTTAGTAACTGAAGACGATGTGTTTCCTGATACTAGAACAGTAGATAGTGCGTTTATACAAGCAGACGAAGGTGGGTTACTTAAACCTAGAATAGACGCTCCACCAAGACCAGAAAAAGACCCTCCCTTTTTTAGAAGACTTAATGTAGGAGGTAAAGAGGCAGAGGATATTCTTAAAGGTGCATACACTACTGCTCAATTAGCTAAATCATTAACACAAAAAGCTTGGGATGATTTATTTGGAGACACGCATAATCCAGATGGATCACTAAAAGACCCTGATGCAGCTTCTAGGATAGGTGATATAAACATAACAAAAGTTCCTGAAAGAGATGAAGATGATAGCCGTTGATTACTATTTACAAAACTAGTTGACAAAATTATAAAAATAGTGTAAGGTCAATAAGAGCGAGTATAATAAATGGTAAGACACATAATGGCGTATTCTTTAGTATTTGGTATAGGTTTGCTTACAGGAACTGGACTTATGATGGACGTAAGTCATAAAGATTATGCACCTGTAATAGAGGCACACGGCACATATCAAATAGAACAACCAAAACATAGTGGTTCTTTTAAAACTAAAGAAGAGTTTGTTTCTACTTTAAAACCACTAGCAGAAAAACTATCTAAAGAGATAGGTATAGACGAGCGTATTATAATAGCACAGAGTGCCATCGAAACAGGTTGGGGTGCTAAAGTAAAAGGTAATAGCTTTTTTGGTATAAAGGCACACGGCAAACCAGGTATATCTTTTATTACTCACGAAGTTATAAATGGTAAAAGAATTAAAATGTGGGATAGCTTTAGGGCTTATAGCAGTTTAGAAGAAAGCGTACAAGATTACGGTAAGTTTTTACAAACTAATCCTAGATATAGATATTTTTTAGCAGCTAAAACAGTTGACGAACAAATAAAAGCTTTGGGTAAATCAGGATACGCAACAGACCCTAATTATGCTAAGAAGATTAAACGTATTGTCAAAGGACCGACGCTTAAAAGACTAGGTGGATATACATGACAGACACTATTTCATACGAAGAGTTTAAAAAACTTTACAACGCAGGACGTTTTAGCGGTGGTAAAAAACCAAAGAACGCAACGACTATAACTATTAGTGAAGATAATTTTGAAAGCGATATACCTGAAGGTGATAAATTAAAAAAGAAAGATCTGTATAGTTATAAGAATCTTAACACTATAAGAAACTACATGTCTAGAAGTAAGGGTGTAGATTACAAAACTGCTGATCCTGAAAAAGTTGTAGAGGATTTTGTAGATCACATGCGTTATTTTAATAGTAACTCTATATCTACTGCAGGAGAAGTAATGTTTGTTTCTCGTGGATCTGACGAGGACAAGTATGCAGCTAAAGAAGCGTATAAGTTATATGATAGTTTAGGTAACGTGTTTGTTAATGACGGTTTTTATGGTGCTGTAGATGGTGTATTTGATTATGTTTACTCTGCAGTTACAGACCCTACAAATTACTTGGGTGCGTTCACTGCTGGATACGGTAAAGCTGCAGCCGTTGGCATCAATCAATCTAGTCGAGCATTAGTTAAAAAAGCCGCATCAAATGCTATGTTAAAAGCCGCACGATCTGGTGCTACTAAAGAGATTGCACAAAAAGCAGCAAAAGAAGCTGGTGAAGCTATGTCTCAAAAGATGATAGCTAACAGTGCTAAGAAAGAGGCTATAGCAAAACAGTCAGAACAAGCTGCAAAAGAAGCATACAGAATTGCCGTATCAAAAGCTGCATCTAAAGGTGCAGACGATTTTATAAAAGGGGAGTTTAAGAAACGAGGCAAAAGAGCCGTAGCTTATACCACTGCTTATGATGCTTTGTTTGCAGGTGTACAAGCAGATGCAATACAAAATGTATATCTTGATGTAGGAGCACAAGATAAATACAACCATCTTGAAACTGCTTTTTCTACTTTACTAGGTGGTGTAGGCGGTGGGTTGCACTATGCCTTTGGAAAGTTTGAGAGTAAGTCAGGGTTAGGTGCTGGTATGCAAGAGCTTAATGCTGCATCTCGTGCAAAGGAACAACCACTTAAGGTAATAAGTAACCTGCAAGATCAATTAAAAAAACTTAAAAATGATAAAGCTCCAAAGGAAAAGATAAAAATTATAGAAGCTAGAATTAGAGATCTTAAAAAGAAAACTATTGGTCCTAAGATTTTGAGTGACTCTGCACAAAAACAAGCAGAAAAGGTTATGAAAGAAAACCTAGATTCTTGGGCTTCTAAAGTAGAGCGTGGTACATACAAGCTAGGTAACGATGCAATGCCAGAGGGTATGCTGCACGAAATACTGTTTGGTGCTGACGGTAAAGGTGGGCTGCAAAAAATATTTATTGACAACGGTATAAAACTAAAACGTAACACAACCGTGTCAGACATGGCAACTAATATCATAAGACACATGGATGATGACTATTTACAGGATCTATCAGAAACCATGTACGATGTGTCTAACATACACTTAGGTGATTTAGATGGTCTAGCTGTTGACATAGGAGATGTTATGGCTAGAGAGATCAGCAGAGCAGGTGGTACACTTTCTGTTATGTCTCAGTTTAGACGTGCCATAGATGGTGGTGTCGTGTCTGGTAACGAGATACTTACGGACTCTCTAAATAATAAAGCTGTTAGAGATACTTTAGAAAGTGAGTTTAAGTTAGCTAAAAAAGCAAAGCCATTTACGTATGGACAAAGTCTTTGGAAACGTTTACTTGTGTCTTCACCTGCAACTACTGCAGCAAACGTTATGGGCTTTGGTCAGTTTTATGTAGGTCAAACAGTATCAGATATTTTAAGTGGTGGTATGTTAGCTGTTAGCGCTACGCTATTACACGGTGGAAAAAGAACAAAAGAAGGTAGAGAGCTTATAAGACAAGCAGGTGTATATAAGCAAATACAAGCACAAAAAATGCTAAATTTATTAGATCCTTTTACTACACACAATGCGTACATGGACTTTTTAAATAAACATAAAGATGTAAAAGGTTTACTGCACGAAACTATTGGTGCTGCTGTTGAGCGTAGTTCTAAGCGTTATGGTATAGATGAAAACAACACCATAATCTACGGCAAGTATGGTGTAGAAAACTTTGCTAAAGCTGCTATGAATATTACTGGTGTTCGCATACAAGATAGTTTTACAAAATCTACTATGTTTATGACAGAGATGGATAAATATTTAAGATTAAAGTACGAGGGAAGAACGCTAACTGATGTTTTAAAAAAGGGAGACTTAGAGGTAATAGATGATGATGTCATAGGTGGTGCATTAGATACTACTATGCGTTCTGTATTTTCAAAAGATTACACTACAGATGATCAGGCACTTGCAATTGTAGCTAAAAGAGTAGAGCAGTTTTCAAACACACCAGGTTTAGGAACTATATTACCTTTTGGTAGATTTTTTAATAACGTAGTGGCTACAGCTTATCAATGGTCGCCTCTTAGTTTTTTACCTGCTGCTTCAAGGATTGCAAAAGGAGAGGGTATTAAAGCTAAAGAGGCACTATCACGTTCTATGGTAGGCACAGCAGCGTTGGGTATGGCTATGCTGCACTCAGAAAAACAGGAGCAAAAGGGATTAGCCTACAATGAAGTTGAAGTAGGTGGTGGTACAGTAGTAGATGTGCGTAATATATTTCCGTACTCTTTGTTTCTAGCTGTTGGTAGGGCTGCAAACTTAGCTAGAAAAGGTGAGAGAGTAGGTCAAGAAAACATAGAGGATGTAACTCAACAGCTTGCAGTAGGACAGTTTGCAAGAGATGCACAGTTTGGTAACGATCTTTACAACGTATTTGATGTAATACTTAATGCTGATAGAAGTACAGAAGCTGGTGTATCTGCTATGTTAGATGCTATATACAAATCAAGTGGGGGTATAATAGCTGGATTTGCTAGACCTTTAGATGCAGCTAATCGTGCTGTAGGTTTTATGTTTGAGACAGATACAATTAAAGACCCAAGACAGGCTCGTGGTGGCGCTGTATTTACTCAGCAAGCTACTAAGTATTTTGATAACATACTTGAGGCTTTTATTGACGAAACGGATAACATTACTGGAGAAAAATTAAGAGTAGCAACTCGTGCAGGAGACTTATATGATGCTAATCCATTAGCTCGTATCTTTGGTTTGACTGTGAAAAGAGGCAAGACTGCAGCAGAGCAAGTATACTCTATGGCAGAAATGAAGACATGGACTGCAGATAGCAGGACTAAAATGACACAGTATGACAGAGTATTTAACTCAGCTATAGCACCTATACTAGAGGTCAAGATGCAGAAGCTAGTTGAAAGTGAAAGATTTAAAAAGGCTGATGTAGGTCAACGCAGAGGTATGGTAAAAGATGTAATGGGAAGTGTCCGTAATACTGTAAGAGAACATCTTGATGCTACGTCAGGCACAGATTTTTTACAAAGACAGAGATACAAGGCATCTACAAAAGGCACAAAAGATCAACAGTTTAAAGCTAAAAAATACATGAAAGATAAGTTTGGAGTAACAGCTAAATTAGAAAACTTCAGCTATAAAGAATTGCAAATATATAATTCTTACATAGATCACTTAAAATACCTAGACGAAACTAATTTTTAAAAGTAAAGAGGGGCTTCATAGCCCCTTCTTTTTTAGTTCACTTATGAAACGTTCTAGCATAACTATTAGCTCTTTACGCAACTCCTCTGGTTCAGCTTCTTTCTTTCGTAGATTAAGAAACTTCTTTGCCTCCTCCTCTAAGTTTGCCTCAGACATCTTTACGGTAGCATAGACTTAAAGTACTCCACTACATGCTCTGATACCATCTGCTTTCCAGTTTCATAAGTGGGTTCAACTACATTCTCTATAACACCTACACCTATTATAAATGCAAAAACTTCTATCATAGACTTACTCCTTTATGTTATGTCTACTACTTCACACACATCACCAGAGCAAGCCATAGTTTGCATTGCTAAAGTGTTGTCTTCTTGCTCATACTCAGATAGCTTAGACCAATCTATTCTCTCTGGCATGAGTGACTTTAATGTTTCATAATCTTGTTGACTACAATCTTGATAAGGCGCTTGTTGATATATATGATCTGAGTGAGGCAAGAAAGACACTCCTGACATTTCATCAAAGTATTTGTACACAAATGCACCTACCTCCATCCACTCTTCATCTTGTACTGTGATAGTTACACTAGGCTTGTGCTCACAAAAATGACGCTGGTATATTAACCACATTTCTAGTTGCTCTATAGCTGTCATATCATTCCTAGTTATTGCACCGTTAGGTGACTTAATAGGAAAGCTAAACACGGTGGTAGTATCACCTTTCATAACGCAAGGTTCGTTAGGTATACCTTGATCTATCATAAACTTGGTGAGGGGATCTTTGTTATCACCACGTACAGTACGGACATAATATGGAGAGTGACGAGCATGTATGCCACTTGCAGAGTCAACCAGTTGGGAGACTGTTCCAGACGGTTTGACGCAGCTAATTGCAGCAGAGGGCGGTATGTTAAGACGACTAGCAAGTTCAGTGTTAGTAGAAATGGCGACATTCTTTAGGTGCTCCAGTGTTTTATCTAAGCCTTTATTCTTAGGTGTCATTAAACGATTGTCCATTATGCCTGTCAGTGACACACCAAGCAATCGTTCTTCTTCTGTATTGTTTTGCCACACCTTACGCAGGTAGGGGAACTTAGTGTAGGCTGACTGTATTGTTCCAAGAATAGTTGCAATGCGGACTTTTCGTTCAAGATCATCAACAGTGTCTGTGGCACGTACCACAACTTCCGTAAGATTGCAAAACTGATACGGCCTAAGTATAATTTCACTGCAAGGATTAGTGCCAAAGTCATAGTTAGGATCACGCCTGTCTGCTTTAGCAGCTTGTTTCTTAGATGCTTCACGATTAAATACTCCTCTCTCTCCTGACTTACTTTCAACTAACGCAAGCCACTCACGCATAAACGTTTCCATATCAGGCTTTTCTGTGTAGCATACAGAGTTATTAGCTAACGCACGATGCGCTGCTGAAGCCCACCATTTCCCTGACTTAGCGTGTCGCATACGATCATCACTTAGGTTGGACAAAGATATCATTGCACTACGCCTGACACCACCTACAACTACGATCTGCCCTATAAAGCACATAAGATCGTGGCACTCTATACTGGATAGCTTACGCCCTTGTGCGTTCTTGAATGTCTGCACAGCAAAGTTAAACAGTTCTACTAAAGGCGCTGGGCCTGACGCTCTACCGCCAAACGTTTTAAGTCTTGCACCTGCAGGACGAACTTTAGTTACATCCCATTTAGCAATCTCACCAGCCCAAAGGAGTGCCAACAATTGCCTAAACGACTTAGCCCATCCCTCCTTGCTGTCCTTTACAACGATAGTGGTATCGCTCTCGAAGAGAGTAGGGATTTCAGGGAGCTTACTGATGTATTGCCTCTCGACACTGAAACCGACACCAGTACCACAGAGCAAGATAAACATAGCCTCATCAAAGGACTTAGGGTCATCTACGGTTAGATAACTACAGTTATACCCTGCAGTATTGTCACGCTCTAACGCTGGGCCAGCAGTCATCATGGCTCTCATGGATGGCATGACTTCTAAGTTAAGTATAGCATCACGTATGTTGTTTACATAGGTGTCGTTGCCTAGCTTTGGACGTATTACGTTGTCCATGTATCGCTCTACTGTATCACTCCAAGACTCACGCCCCTTACCGTCAAAGTACTTAGCGTATCGTGACTTATGTATAAAGGACTGATAGTCTGTAGGTAAATAGTTATCCATTATCGTTTGTCTCCGCTACCTTTTAGTGTGCCTCTTTCTTGTCTATCTTTTAACTTAGCTAAATTATTCTTAGCTACGTCAGACAAGTCTACACTTAGGTCACGGCATAGTGCAGCTATGTACCACATACAATCGCCTATCTCGTCAGCTATAGCGTCACGATCAAACTTACCATCCCTCATAATTTTTTTTACTTTATTAGCTACCTCCCCTGCTTCTGCAGCTAAACCCAGCGCAGGATATATTACTTGGTGTTCATGTTTATATATAGCTGTAGATGCAGCCATCTCTTGATATTCGTTAAGTAGATAATCTACATCGTTAAATCTCTTGAACGCATCAATGTCCTCTTTAGTAATCATGTCACCACCTCTCCTTTACATTTAAGTTGTCCAGTTCCACATCGTCAATATCGTGGAAAGTATTGTGTATTAAGTCGTACACATCATCCTCGTGCGCTTCCTCTACAGAAGAAAATATATTGTTACTATCTTCTACCTTTAATACAAACGTAACGCTAAACTTTTTCTTAATCATTTATGAAACTCCATCCAACGCTTTTCCATTCTTTCTAAGTACCATTTAGCTTTCCTTATATCTTCTAAACCATTCTTGTATTCACAACGCCACATATATTTTAATACGTTAGCTGCTTGAGGTGCTATATATCCTGACATGTTTTCTGTCATAGCTTCTATTGCATCTATGCACTCTATGCCAGCTTGATTATAATGTATAGGTTTGTTTACTGGATCAGTCATGCGTTACCTTCTGTTTTAGTCCACCTAGTAAGTCTAAGAACTTTACCGTCAGTTCCTTCTACCTTTTCATATAGTGGTTTATCTTGTCTTTCAAGGCTTACCAAGTAATCTCTTCTGTCTGCTACAGCTTCATACAGACCTTCATCATCTTGAGCCATTGACAAAAACGTACCCATCAATGTAGCTAGATGAACTAAATAAGACATAGTTTCTACGTCTGTTTTATTCATAGCCCCACAAGCCAAGCCTGTTTCTAATTCACCTGTCCACTCCCCTTTTTCATCGAAGCTTGCAGGTCTTAGAATCATTGCTACTTCATCGTCCTTTACTACGTAAGGCATTACGTTTTCCTTTTACTACCTTTAAATGCTATAAATTTTTTTCTTGTTGGTCTTCCCTTTTCTTTTAACCAGGCTTCAGGGATAACACGATGCGCCCAAAGAAACTCATTCTTATCACACCAGTTGTAATACCTTGACTTAGCACCTTTGTACAGCTTTGCCATAGAGTTACTAAACACAAATCGTATGTCCAGTTCAGGGTGTTGCTTGCGTATTTCCATGTGCTTTCTTCTGTCCTCACTATCAAAGATACCTTTCGTTTCTATTATTATACCGTTGTCCAAAATAAAGTCAGGTGTGTAAGTTCTGTATCGTAGGTCTTCCCACTCTATCTTTAGAACCTCATACCTGACTCTAGTTTGATTATCTTTTAGGAACGCAGCTACTGTTTTTTCTAGCCCACTGCGATACCTTCTGGAGTTATGCCGCCTCTTCTGTGACATCCTCGTTCTCTGTTAAGGACTTCTTTAAACGAGAAGCCAAGGCATCCCCTACTGCTTTAAGGGTACTAAGTTCATATGTACGCTGACGCTGTACGTTGGAGTTGTATTGCAACTCAGCTACCATATTGTTTTGATCCTCTGTGAAGTTAGAGGTATCGTATTCTTTGTCGTCAATAGTTACCATTGTCATAAGTGATCACTCCTTAATAAGACATATTCTACTGTTGGTGGTGTTAGCTTTCCACTGTAGACCTTTGAAGGTAAAGCTCTAAGTGAAGGCCAGCATTTCTTTTTGTGTGAGCAGAAGCTACACGTTTTATTTAACTTGTGATTGCCACTTGTTTTGCCACGATACGTTTCTGGCACAGGCTCAAAGCAACGCTCAAAGGGTTCATCTTTATCTAAGTAATCATAGGTATCCTCTATCTTTCTTAACACTTCTCTTTTGTCTACCTCAGAAGCTGACACGTACTTGAAGTCACCGTTGCCTTTGTTGACTACCCACCAGCCACCTACATCTTTACCTGCAGCAGTAGCGTACCCTACAAGCTGTGACACGTAACCAAACGAGTCACCTTTGTTTAAGCTGTGGAAGTCTTCAAACTTATTTTGAAATGACCAAGGTGATGCAGACTTTACATCATCTATTTTACCATCAAGTATCATGTCGTACTCACCAGATATCTCTGCTTTGTTTGACAGCTTGAGTGTCACGTTATCGTTGTCTTCAAACTCTGTGCCTGATGCTCTGAGCAATCCTTTAAACACAGCCTCAACTATATCACCTATGATCATGTTAATCTTAAATGATGCAGGTAAAGGTTCTGCGTTCTCAGGTTTGTTCTTATCAAACCATAGCTGACACTTAGGACGCCCTACATTTGACATCCTAACTTTGAACTTTCGTTTTTCAGAGTTAAACTGTTTATGTAAGGCTTCTTTAATATCGTCAGCTACCTTGTCAATAACCTCCTGTGACATCCCTGCCTTACCATCAATAGATTTTCTCAGGTAAGAATGTACAGACAGTTCAGCAGGGTGTTGCATTATTCAAAGTCCTCCAAGTCTACGATATTAGACACGATCTTGGATGACTCCTTGTCAAGCTTTTCTACGTGTGTTTCATCCCATTTGTTTAAGATGTAATCGTTTTGATTCTCAACGTAAGAAACAAAGTCTTTTAGCGCATCGTTATCTGCTTCTGTGATAGTAACCATCTCACCTAGTGATGCTTGGATAACTGCATACTTATTGCCGTTAGGCATAGCTCTAACGTCACCTCTAAGTTTTATAAGATGTTCTACTGGAAGTATACGTTTAGTTTGTAGCTTCTTTATTATATCGTCAATAGACTTTAAGCTTTCACGATTTTTTATATCAGCTACAAAAGGAACTTCACTTTCGTATCCTACTACTGGCTCACCACCCTCAACAAAAGGATCAGAGAAATAAGCCATACCCATGTAGACTTTAACACGATTAACGCTACGTATAATATCTTTTGTAGCATCAGGTAGACCGTTGAAATCTTTGATGTAGCCTGTAGGTCTACCTAAGTTAAACGTACCTAAAGTATCTTTCAAGTCTGCATTTAAATTAGTTGACATTACAGTTTTGTGAAACATGCTGTTTTCACTATCCCACTTCTGCCAGCGTTGTCTTTGTGTAAAGATACGCAACTCTATTTCACGAGAGTAAAATACCTCTTCATCTTTCTTAATCTTAAATACTGGTGAGTTTGTTACTTTACCGTCAACAGCTTCTTGAATGACAGTCGATGTAATCCTGTGTAAATTAGAACTACCTCCACTACCTTCTGCAGTGCTGCCAAAACCCATAGCGTCAGCTAGGTTCATGTTGTCTACACTAAGTGCAACTTCCATACTCATATTGTTTTTTCCTTTCAACATTAAAAGAGTCTTAGTTATACCACTAAACGTCCTTGATGTCAAGCCAATTCTTACCTATTTTGGCTTCTAATAATAAAGGCACGTTCATTTTTATATCGTATGCCTCTTCCACTAATTTATTAAGATCATCATTCAATGTGTCTATCGTTGCAAGTACGTACTCCTTTTCGTTTGGGTGAACATCTACTACCACAGAATCATGCACACTGTTAACTATGCCTGACTGCATCTTTTCTAACCTGGCATCTAACTCAATCAAGACAAGTGGAACTACATCACCTGTAGCGAAGCCTTGTACAGGATAGTTTTTTATCATAGTGAAGTGCGTCACACTGCCATTCTCTCTACGTGTGACATCAGGGAAAGCGTACTGCCTACCACTTACGTTAGTTATCTTTTGAAAGCGTAGTGCCTCGTTACCTAAGTCAGTGTGCCACCTAGCTATACCTTTGTATTTATCTACGAAGTGCCTGTAATACTCTGCCTCTGCGTTGCTTCTACCGTATCCTGTGGCTCCAAAAAGAGGCGCAAAGGTGTGAGCTTTGGCTTCTTGCCTAGTTGTAGGTTGCCCTGCATCAGAAATAACTTGGGCTGTGTAGCTGTGTACATCAAACCCTGTCTCTATTTCTTGCATGGCTGTCTCGTCTTGCGATAGAAACGCTGCGGCTCTAAACTCAAGCTGGGCAAAGTCAGCTTCCAGTATGTGACCGTCAGTCCAGCGAGAGATAAACACACGTTTTACAGGGAAGGTTCCTCCTCTTGGCATGTTTTGCATGTTGGGCTTTCGTCCAGAAAATCTACCTGTACTGGTGATATGCTGGGTAAGACCGACATGGAGGAGTCCATCTTGTTTAGTGTAGGTGGAAATACCATCCACAAAACTACTGAGATAACTGCTAACAGCAGACAACCTTTTAACACCTGTAATGAACTCTTCTGCATTTTTTAGTTCTCCTTTCTTTGCAACGTGATTGATCATATCTAATCTGTCTTTACTTGTACTAAAACCATTAGCACTAATCCAAGACTTGTTAGGTGCTCTAAACTGTAGTCCTGCAGCGTGAGATAGTTCTCGTAAGTGATAGCCTTTACCGTCACACTCCTTACATTTAGTAGGCTTGGCGTACTTTGTGCCATCCTTCCTTACTTTAAACACTTTCCCTTTACCTGTGCAGCTAGAACATATAACAGCGTATGTCTTGAGTATCATGTCACTGTTTTTTTCTACGGTGTTTTTAAACTCTTCTGGTGTATTTACGTGTTCAAACAAGTCAGCCCACTCTTTTTTATTATGTACTCTTCTACCAAATATTACTTGCGACAGTTGTTCTGGAGAGTTTAAATTTATGGGCGTGTCACCCATTAGTTCTCGCACCTTTTTTTGCAACCTGTCTTCGATTTCGTTACGCTCTTGTTGGAACTCATTACGGACATGTTCGAGGGCGGTAGTATCCACCCTGAATCCACGCATGTACATTCTTGCAAGGGATTTGCAGGTACGGAAGGTAATGTCTCTGACGTTATGTAAGGAAGTTGAGGCAGGGTCTTGATAGTCTGCTTCGATCGCTTTGTACAACTCGCCAGTACTATGCAGATCGCAAGACAAATAATGGCTAAGTTCACCCAAGGGAATCTCATTTGTGTTGTATCCTTTCTTGTAGTATGTCTTGAGAGTGTCATCCTTTTGATATTCTAACTGTCTGCGCTGGGCGCATTGCTCTAAACTTAGTGGTTCTTTCTGTCCACGTTGAAGTAAATACTCAGCAAGCATCGTGTCGTAGATATCACCATCGTAAGTAAAACCACTAGCCCACAGCCATGACAAATCGTATTGTAAGTTGTGTCCTATCAATAACGTTGTAGAGTCAAGCCACCTCTGTAGTTTGCACTTATTGTTTTGCGTGTCATTCCTTTCTTGATGGTCAAAGCAAAGCAGAGACTTCTGTTGGGTGTCTAGGCACAGCACACCCACCTGTGTGAGAGTATTGCTAGGCTCAAATGGATCGTTGTGTATCTTGCCATCACGTAAAGTGATAGAGTTTTCTACATCAAGAACTCTTTTCATACCGTGTACCTTGATCTGTCACCGTCTAACTCACAATGTATAACACCATGCCATCCACCACGTAGTTTGTTTTTAGCTATGTTTAAGTGTCGCTGTGGATCTTGTTCATCTTGACCCTCCACTTGTGGGTTCTTAGAAATCAACACCATCAAGTCACACTCTGCAGCCTTACCTGTCTTGCTACCCTCCATCATAGATTGATCTACGTAGACTTTACCTTCAGCATCAGCAGACAGTTGTGACATCCATATGATAGCACAGTCGTACTGCTTCGCTATGTTACGTGCGTGTATCGCTGCGTCCTTGAGGTACACATGAGAGTCAGCACTGCCTTTACTGGCAAACTTATCACCCATGTCTAGCACTAAGATGTCAGGCTGGTATGCTTTTACTACAGCCTCAACCCAACGCATATCTTTACCTGTGCTATCTTTAATCTTGATATTATCGTGTACAGGTTTGTACCTAGTTGCAGCTAGTGCGTAGTTACCTTTGACTTCATCCATAGACATATTGGATGCTGCACTTAGATACCTAGCACCTACACGATCATAGGATTCCTCGTTGCACAAAACTATACAGTTCGCACCCTGCCTAGCAAACCCACCTTCTGAGGCTATAATAGAAGCGTGGAAAGATGTTTTGCCTGTATTTGGCCTTGCACCCACCAAAACTAAATGACCACCTGACACACCTTCTATGCGCCTTTGCAGTGTTGGTATGTTAAACTTCCACTTAGCTTGGATGTCAGCCTTTTCTAGTAAAGTATCAATAGATATATCTCCCCAATCAATCTTGAGGTTAGGCATAAAATCATCTTGATAGTCTTCGATTATCTTACGCACAGGCTCCAAGGTATTCTCTGCACCGTTGACGTACTTAACACCTAAGTTAGCTATCTCCTCTCCTACTAACTTCTGAAACATATTACCCATAACTTCCTGTGCAATGTCAGGCGACATAGGTTCTGCTTTGTTTATCCTCTTGAACAACTCTCTGTACGAATCCTTGTTAGCTGTAGTCAAGACGTTGTGCGTAAAGAACAATCCTTCTAGTTCTGCTGGTGTTATACTCCTTTCGTAAGTATCCATAGCGTAGTCTAAGGTTCTCTTGATACCACGCAAGTCTTTACTGAATAGGTTGTCAGGCGTCCTGATCCCTTTGTTGTTCTCGTAGAACTCCTTGTCCATCAGTGTTCTTATCAGTGCTAACTCCATTGTTCCTCTCACTCTTCTCTATCGCTCTTTGTCTTTCTTCATCCGTCATAGGTCTAATTTTTTTCATCTGCGATACGCCTTTGCTAGTGCAACCCAAGACACAGGAAACTGTTTATGCATTATTACGCTAATTTTCTTGGCAACTTCTTGTGTCTCTACTTGTGTATCAGAAGCACATCTCAGTTTACACATATCTGACCAAGCATCAAGGCTACCTGACCAGTACCACTCAGTCATAGTGTTTTGTGGCAACACCATACGTGCTTGTTCTGGACATACGTTTTGATGTAAAAGGTATTCGTATTTATGCTTTGCACTTACCATATTTCTTTCAAATCGAATACGTAAGTTTTCAGAGTTTATGACTCCTCCTGATCCTTGTTTTTTATTTTTAACTGCTTTGCGAAACTCAGGTATATAAAACTCAGGCTCACTATCCACATATCTACGACTAATTTCATTCCAACGTAGGAACTTATGCTTGACTAGCTGTCTAGCTACAAAGATAGGAGCCTTGACGTGGAAGGTAGCGAAACAGTGACCAAAGGGTGACATGTGATTGTTATCTGCTAGATAATATATAAGTTTAATATCTTTATCTCGCAATTCTACTCCTGGAACGTGTTTACCAAAAGATACTCTGGCTGCATTTACTACAGTTATATCATCTCCCATATCATCTATTAACTCTACTGTTATCACTAATAATCTCCTACATTCATTGGAGCATATACTTCTCCGTTATACCTTGTTGGTGTATCGTAATCACTAAACAAAGCTATAAATACAAGCACCAGTATGCAAACTATAAAAACTTTCTTAGTTTTATCTATGAATATTGCATACGTTTTTTCTGCTTCTACTTGTGCTTCCTCTCTAGGTGTCAACCTTTCCCTCCTCTAATTTTTTTAGTTGCATTAACTTATCAAACTGATTTTGATCTATGCAATTAACCATTTCTACTGCACCAGGAAGCATACCGTTGTAGGCATCCATCAATCCCATAATGTACATAGCTATTTCATCTCTGTCTGTCAGCGTAGCTCTACAACTAGCTTCATCATCATACGTAGGTGTAGTAAATACAAACGTATCCCTTGTGCCATCTGCATTGTAAGACAGAAAGAACACCATCACAAACCACTTCATTTTAGTACACTCCAAACTCCTATATCAGGCCAAAAGAAAAGATTAATTATTATTGGTACACCTATTATCATAAAGGCACACACTAGGAAGGCATAGAACCAACCCTTAATATGATAAGGTTTATTATTCATACAACTCACCTCCATCACCGTCATACCAAATATCTCTAGGTTCTTCTTTAGGTTCTGACATTTTTAGTTTATGTATTTTATACTTAGCTTCTCTGATCTTCTCTTGATGAAACCTTACATCAGCCTCTAAGTTTTCTATTTCACCGCATACACTCATGTTATCCTCCATTTATATTTAAGTCTGCTTCTGCTAATACCAGTATGGCTTGCTCTCTGGTTATCTTGAACCACTCACCTTGTCGCTCACCGTAACGCTCTGCTACCTTGTGTGCTTTACGCTCTGCTTCTAGTCTATCTTTAAAGTAGATGTCGTACACTAGAACGTAATCACGCATAGGTGAGCTAGTTTGATAACCATTTAATCTATCTTGTGCATCTATAGCCATGCCTATCTTGATCCACTCAGGCCAAGCAGGGTTGCAGATAGCGTAGACGTATCCTTCTTTTACTTGTTCATCCTTTTGTAGTGCAGTAAAAGCTGCGTCACCAAAAGATTTATACTTTCCTGGTTTATGTAAAGGGTGATGTATAGAAATGTAGTTACCGTTAACATGCATCCTCTTTGTATTATTATATTCGCGTTTTGTCTCAGGGTTGTCCTTGTAGTAACGCTTTTTACCTGTCTTTGGATTTATTTGTTCAGCCATCATCCTTATTTCCTTTATGTTTTTGTTTTCGTACTGGTTTAGGTTTTTTCTTATCAGGTATAACTCGCTGCTTATACTTAGGTTGCCGCAAGTCTTTAGCCATAGGGTTCTGTTTATTCAATCGCTCCATCTATCAGAATCCTTAAATTAGTTATATCTTTCTCACGTTCATACTTGATGTCATCCTCAACGTGTAACACCCAAGCAGGTAAGTCAGTCCAAAGTTGTATCTTCTTACTGAACTCCATACTTTTACTTAGTGCGTCAGGATCAAGTGCAACTAAACAGCTTGACGCATTGTCACTTATATCAGCTAAGTGATCATCTGTCAAGCTAGTACCAAGTATAGCGAAGCCTGTTGTTCCAGGCATACGTTTAGCTACAGTGATAGCGCTGATAACGTCCTCGACTATTACGTATACACCATTGGGTTTACCTATACATCTTTTGTAGTAGCTTGCTACTCCACTGTATCTATACCACTTAGGTATAGCTCCATCTAGCGCACGGCCTATAGCGTCTATCAATCTGCTATCCTTATAGATAGGAAAGACTGCACGTTTACTCTTGATGTCATACATTAAGTTCTCATGGTTAAGTATAGGCCAACGCATGATAAATCGCCTTAGATGTCCATTCTGTGCGGAAGCACCATCAACTACGTGTTCTGGATAAACAAAGGTAGTTAACTCTTTGTTATCATTATATGTTTCTACTAGAGGCTTTCTAAAGTAGGACTCCATCTCTTCCATAGTCATAGCTGTGGACACCATGCCCTTGAGATCACACGATAATTTGTAACAGTTGTAGATAATCCTACCGTCAACCTTACGTGCAGTGAAGGTGTTCTTGCTACCACACTTAGGACAAGCCTTGCGTATCGACTCACCCTCAGTTAAGTCCAGTGTTTCTTCTATGTGGTTGTTCATTTTTTTTTCCTACAAAAAGTTTTCACTAGAGTAATATTTAAATCCTTTATTCTTATTACTAGCTGTGTTTTTTACAGATTTCATATTATCAGATACAGAAACCCATCGTAAATTATACACTGAGTAATCTAATTTATCTTCATTTATATGATCTACATTATAGTTATCTAAAGGTAATGGATTATGAACATACGCCATACCAAATATTCTATGTGCATACACACGGACACCTTTATCTCCATTACTTATTGTATAACAAGGATAAACAGCCCGACTACAATTAGGTACTATTATATTATTTGTACTGTTATTGAATATGTAAGGAAAATCTATCCTATCTTTATACATAGGCAGTGGATGCGCCCCTCCTGTAGGGTAAATAGTATACTTTCCTTTAGGTACAGAGTTTAAAAAGGATGAGGTTCTATTTAAATCAATCCTTCTTTGACCTTTATCACCAAAAAATATAGATATAGAACTAATATCTAAACAATCTTTAGCTTTTATTTCGTCTTTAAGAAACAAATCATACTGCATTACTCTCTATCCTTGTATGCATTGCGCTGGGCTAATGCTTCTGATGCTCCAGTATACGTATGTTTGATGTAAGGAGTCAAGCTATTTATGTTAGTGTGACCACTAACTTGTTTGATCTGTGTTATATCTACACCAGCTTCAACCATTTCAGTAATAGCTGTACGCCTCATATCCATAGCTGTCAGGTGGCTTGGCAGTCCAGCTTCCTTGAGTATTGCATTGACGTGTACGTGAAGACCTTCTTTTGAGTAAGGCTTGTACGCTCCATCGCTAGGCTGTATCTGTGGAGCTACCAAGACTTGAAAGCTAAACGTTTCGTGTTGCTGTCTCAGTACGTGCATCAAGCCATCACTGATAGGTAAGTGTACTGCTTCACCTCGTTTGCTTTGCTCAAAGTCACAGCGTCCTTTGTCTAAGTCTATAGCGTTCCACAACAGCATACGCATATCACCTACACGCTGACCCCACTCGTAAGCCATGTGTACAATTAGTCCTACTGATCGCCACTTCCACTCACTGTACGCTGTATTCAAGAACAGCTTGACCTGGCTTGGCTCCCACGTAACTTTACGAGATGGGTTAGGTGTCTTGTCTATGTACGGCATAGGGTTGAAGACACGTAAGTTATTCTTCGTAGCCCAATTAATAAGTATAGACATGATCGCAGCTATCTTGTTTGCACGATGCACTCCACGTATAAGCCAAGCGTTGTAGTGTCTCTGTATGATAGGCACAGTCAAACGTTTAAGACTGAGATGACCTAATCCATTCTCTATTATACTTAAGCAGTCATAGTAGTCTTTTTGTGAAGCGTGACCTAGCTTGCGAAACGCATCTGACTTTAAATATGCGTACACTAGTTGACGTACTGTCTTAGCTTTTACTGCTACCATTTCCTGCGTGTCTTCCAGTAAACCCAACATTCTGAACAGTGTCCTTTCCCTACTACGAGATCTATTAGCCAAACCAAGTTAGGCTTATGAT